GGCGAAGGCTCGGTCCGCGCGGTGCAGGATCATCTTCAGATCGGCTCCCATACGCGCCGCACGATCAGTCAACGCGGGCCCCACCAGGTCGCGAACCTGGTAGGCCCCCCGTACGATTGCTCCTGAGGAGTCGTCGTCGCCCTCGACGTTGAACACCTCATACATCCGGTAGATCACGTCATCGATATCCACCATCATCGGCGCGGAAAGCGTGATGAGGGGATAGGCGGGGATGACCGGGTGGAGACTCACGAGCGCGCGCGCTGAATGGGGTTCAGGCACGAGCAGTACGTAGTCGAGGAGCAAGGGTTCGATACCGCGCGAGACGTGCAGTATCTGCGTACATCTTGCCTGGGTGTACATCCGGCGGACAAAATTCGGGACCGAATGAGTCGGCTCGGTGGAGTACAGCCAGCACTTCCACACACTGTTGACCACGGCGTTGAAGATTGAGGTGAACCTGTCGCCCGACTCGCGGGCGAGCTGGAACAACACAGAGATGTAGTTCTTGAAGTCACCCATGGTCACGACACGAACGCGGTAGGAGTTGTACCGGCGACGGCGGTGCGCGAGATGGTTGAGCCAGTAGGTCTCGGTGAACAGTGCACGCACGTCCGCCGAGTTCCCGTACAGGACCTCCATCAGCTGCTCGTAAATGCCTGCCTCGAACCGGTAGATCGACCCCTGGGTGGTGTCGAATGACCCATAGTCTGCCTCCGCCATAAAAGCGAAGTCTTCAGGACGCCGTCCCTCCATGAACGCCTCAGCATTGCGCCCTATCTGGTTCACCTTATAGGGCTTGATCTCCCCCTTGATAGTGGATGATTGGAACACGCGCTTGTAAGCCCGCTCAAAGCACGCGCCGGCGGCAGCGTCTGCCATGGTGGCAAACTCGGAAAGGTTCAGCACGATGCGGGAGCGGTCCTTGCCGGTGATCTCTGGCTTGATGAGGAGACCGGCTTGCACGCGCCCCTGCCCGTCGGCCCTCGTGGCCTGCTGCTGAATCAAGTCCCTCTTGCGCTCGGCGGAATACTTGGACGGGAGACTATCAAACACGTTGGCGTTCTTACATTCCTCTATGTACGTTTCCTTCACACAAGCCCACACGTACGCCCAGGACGACTGGTTATGGATGGCGAGGTTGCGCAGATACACCGGGGACTTGTCACCCATGTGACGTTCCGGCATGAAGCGCTTCCTCATGGCGTCGTGCGCATTCGCGGCGTCATTTGCGTCCACGTGTAAGCCCACGGAGGTGCCGAGTTCAGGGGCAAGGACGACGGCATCCTGCCTTGCGGAAGGCACCATCTTTCCGTTGACCCTCGTAACGAACTCTCCGTTTGTCATGGGCTTCGACGTGATGACGGGCCCGTCCTCCCCCTCGCGAATCTCCGCGTACTCAGGGTAAGGGAGGGCGTCTGTTGGCGACGTTACCAGGAGGGCCTCCCCGTCCCTGGCGCGAGTCAACACCATGCCCGTGAGGTCCGGGCAGGCCACACACTCCTCCGGAGTGAGAACGTGGCCCACCTCGGCGAGAGGCACCATCGGGAAAAAGTCGTAGAGTGGGGCGGACAGGACTGTCAGCGCGTCCTCCATAAGGCGCACGGCCACCACGGCCGAGGCCACCTCGAAGTCCGGCCGATGCCCGGCCACCTGGACCGGCGGGGGATTGGGATCAGGGGGGGGGACCATCTGGTTGGCCATCATCTCGGCCATCATCATACCACGCTCCTTTGCGATGAGCGCCTCATCGGCTAGGGACCGGGACCGCTTAATCCTGGCCAGCGAGCGGTCGAGCTCGACCGGTGAACACCCGCGCAGGTGCCGGATGACGGCCAGCGACTGACCCATCCGCTCGGCACGAGCCACAAAGAACTCCCGTGCCCTTCCCTTCCGCGGGAACGCGCGGAGGAGGGTGTCTAGG